TGTATGCGAGTGTGTATGCCTTGCCGTCGATTGTGAAATTCAATGTCTTTTCCATAGATAAATACCGTCCTCAAAGTATTTGAATTAAGAAGCTGAGAATGAGATTACTGTTGTAGGGATAATGCCTACTATCATTTCAGAAACTTCATTTACGCCGCCGCCCTTCTTAGTGACATAGGGATAACCCTTGAAAGTAAACTTGCCGTTGTGACCGTCAGGTGTACCCGCATTGTCGCCAAACCAAATAGCGAAGTTAGATTCTGTGCCTTCCTTGCCCTTGATCGTTGAGAAGTCACTTGCGGAATAATTGCAAGTAAACTCAATGTTACCGCCGTTGTCCTTAATACCAGGAATGTAAACCCTTTGCTCATCAGTCAACGTTGTTGCGTCAAGATTTTCGGGCGGGTTGATTACATCGGGGTAGTTTTTAATGTCAATGAGTTTCGCCCACGTAAGTGTGCCTGATCCTGTACCTTCCATAAGGTATGAGTGAATCGTATTGATTGCCATAACTTTTTTATCTCCTTGTGTAAAGATTTCCGCTTGCGTCTGCCGTAGCGACAAATGTAGCGGTTATCCTGTAATTCTGAGCGTTGTTAAGGTCGCTGAATGGTTTACAGGAAACCATATGAAAGTTAAGTGAAAAGAGCTTGTCTATTACTATCTGCATAATAGATTCGGCTTCGGTTTTCTTGCCGTCCGTCTTGTTGGTGTAAACATCAACGGTTATGGTAATATCTCGGAAATTATCGGCGTTGGAAGAATCGCGCATTTGATAGTTCGTGCCGTCGTCGGATAATACGATAGCGACACAAGGAAATGCTGACGGTGCATAGATAAAGGCATTTGTTATACGGCAAGTCGAATACTGATCGAGAACCGCCGTAGCAACCGCCGTGAATATCTCTTTTTGAAGTTCAAACATATTCATACAAATATCTGCCTCACTATCGTTGGTATTTGCGGTGTCACCGCCTCAATCGCGTGTTGTATCGGCATATAGGCGGGCGTACCGTGTGAAATAAGGTTATGCGCAACAAACCAATATGGTTTTACGCCCTGACCTTTTCCGTAACTGCCAATCGTCGTATTAAACGAAACCGCGTCGGATAACGGGTTATTCGTGCTTGAATTGTGATATATGCCCGCGCCAAACTCGATAAACGCAATTTCCTGACCTTTGATATACACTCTGTTTCCTTGTGCATACGAATAAGCGTATGTGTTTCTCGGTACGGGTGTATGAGTTTTTATATCCTTCAAATCATCAGTCATTGGAATAGGATCAAGATTTTTCTGTATCTCGTCGGCAAGCATAGCCGCTATCGTTTCCGCACACAAATTGGCTTTTCTTTGCCATTCGGCTTTAAGGCTATTTAATTCCTTAATAGCCTGTTCGACAGATTTTTTATCGAAAGCCTCAATGTGTATGGTTTTCACGATACGTTTACCTTCCTGATAGCCACGTTTACGAAATTGAGAGATTCGGCAACCTTTACTACGATGTAGTCATAAGGAGTAGCTGTCTTTCCCTGTCCGTCAATCTCTGGCATAGTGTCAACCCAAAGAACCGAACCGATAGCAAGGTAATTCTCGCCCTGATTGAGCGTGATTACCTTGTCGTATCGCTCGTTTGCGCCGAATAACTGTGTCACCGCCTCGCCGTTTGCAGCCGTGATAACTCCCATGCGCTCAACAGGATCAGAATAGGTATAAACTTCTTCCGTGTAATTCCCGTCCTTGTCTTGTCCCATAGCAACGCTCGTAAGCGAAGCCTGGTAAAAAACTTTGCGATTTCTTGTCATAGTTCGCATGGTTAGAAACCCCCAGCATAAGCCGTTATCCTACAACGTAAAGAAATAGGAATATCGGCAACCTCAAATGTTCGTGATGTGCCACCTTCAACGTGTGCCGTTTCACCTTCCGAACCTCGCCTGTTAAGCATATACAAAGCTATCGCAATCTGCTCGTAGTCATACTTTTCGGGCATAACTTCCGAACCGTCCCCAAAAGGATAAGCAAGGTTTATTACCGCCTGTTTTGCAGCGGCAAGATAGGCGTTAGCGATTTCGTCCGATGTAGTATCGCCACTATCAAGCATATCCTTTAATGTTGCTAACTTTTCAGCGTCCGTCATATCGCTAACTCCTTTTCGTTGCGCCGATTACTTATCAGCCTTTTCTTCCTTTTTCTTGTCAGACTTTGAAGCCTTTTCCGTTTTAACAGGCTTGTCAACTTTTTCAGCCTGTCCCTTTGCAATTACGATCATAAAATTACTCTCCTTTTTCAAGTGTGAGCTTGTCAAGGTTGAAGTAGCTCTCGAACTTGCGTCCCTGGGAATCTGTCTGAACTACTCTCAACTTTGTGCCATACTGATCTTCGACCTTGATAAGAGCAGAATTGTCAGGATCAAGTTCAGCAAGATTCTTAATTCCAACTTCTGTCTTAACCGCATTTGCGGAAGGGGTAAATGTAACCGCAATAAAGTTTCCTTCGCCCCAAACCTGTGTGATCGCATTGTCGCCGGAAAGATACTTAGATGTACCTAAAATATCTCTGCCTGACTGTTCAATGTCGTCGCCCTGAATGTCTGTAAGTGCTACACCCCAAAGATCATCGGTTAGTGTATAGGGTGATACGCTAACCTCTGTTAATTTCCCACCGTGAGTTTTACAGCGTTTGCCACGTTGTTGAGCCAATATACTCTATGCTCTGAACCCGCGAGAAGGTTTGCGTAAGAAGTAGTACCGTTGTTGAGGATTCTATCCTTTTCAGCAAGGAAAGAACGCTTCATTTCCTTAGAAAGTGCGCCCTTCAACATCATTACAGGTGCGTTTGCGGTAATTGTATCTGTGGGAACAATGTTTGCACCCATGTACTTACCAACAACGCCAAGCTGAACAAGCTCTGCCGCGATCTCGGAAGCGGGAATCCAATTAGCCTGGTCTGCAACCATATCGTAGTAGTCAGCAGAATTTACGAAAGCAATAGCGGGAATCTTCATTCCGCGCTCGCCAAATACCTTCATACCCGCAACGATAGCCTTTGCGAGTGTAGTGCCTGTTGCGGTCTGTGTTGTTGTCTTGATCTCAGTAATAGCGTCAGCGTCGTCCTTAATAGCAATAGCCATAGCGATCTGCTCAATAGCCTCGCCGTAAGGGTTATTGCCACCCGCAAGAATAGCCTCGTCTGTGATCTCGACCTGTTTTGAAACCTTAACAACCTTCTTTGTGATAGGTGCTGATTCGAGCTTTGCGGGTGTGTCTGCTGCGCCCTCTGCAAGAACATTAGCCGCACCGATAAACTGGAACTGATTTCTTGTGATTGTATCGCCAGGTCTTGCAACGAGAGTATTATCAACCGTTGCAAACTTTGAAACTGTGATAAATCTGCCGTAGTCTGTTGCGATCTTCTGTCCTACCACTTCGGGAATAAACAAATCGCTTGTTTTTGTCTGTGCCATGTGGGTTTTCTCCTTTACTGTGTAAGTGTTTTGTATAAGTCAGGGTTAGTTTGATAAAGGTCAGCCATTTCAGCATAAGACAGATTATTAAACTCGTCCTTACTCATAGTCTTTGCGCCGTCGGTAGCTTTGCCCGCGGGCGGTGTGGTCGAAGCCATAGCTTCGCCTTTGGCAATCTTTTTAGCGTTTTCGAGGACGCTTGCCTGATTCTTAATGACCGTAGCAATATCGCCGTTCTCCATAGCCTCGGCGGTTGCCTGTGCAAGTGCTTCATCATATCCGATAGAGATAAGCTGCGCCTTGTTGCTTGCTATGTTCTTTTCCTTGCGTAAGGTTTCTGCTTCCGTCTTGTATTTCAAGAGTTCTGCTTCTGCTTCCTTTGCCTTGATTTCTTCCTCAGTCATTCTTGCTTTCAAATCCTTCTTTGTCTGAGCAAGCTCTGAGGCGGTCTTATCGAATGTAGCCTTTGAAACGTAACCTGAGTAGTCGGGATCAGCAATAGTGTAAGCCTCTAATGCCTTAACCTTGTCCTCGGCGGTCATTTCTGCGTAACCCTCGATTTTGCTTGTGTCGATGTTTGCCATAATGATTTCTCCTTGCGTTT